GACATGTTTTGACTGATGAATACATCAATCGAAGGATATTTCATAACCACACCTACTTCACCATCAAGAAGAATTTTCTTCTCATGCTCAGCAGGGATTTCTACCTGTACTTCATTCAGAGGCACCATCACTTCGACCTGAGTCTCCTCATCATCGGGACAAGTGATCTTGAATTCACTTGCTTCACCAACAGCAGTAGCACGAATACGGAGGAAGATAAATTCAATCTCAAAGGTTGCGAGATCTTCTACCTTACTCTTCAGGTTGGTGCAATTCTTGATGATGGTTTTAACTGCCTTGATCATCTGCTTGTCGTCTTGCGACTCCATAGCGAGATAGAGCAGTTTCTCCTCTTTGACAAGGAAGGGTCGATATGTAACTTGAGTGCCAGTAATAGGCAAAGTCAGATCATACTCGGGGATAGCGAGCTTGGGTAAAGGCATAATACTCCATAACTATTAAATTTATTTAGGTGCCAAAGAAGGAGGAATCTTCTTGGGAGTCAAGTCCAAGTGCTTCTGAAATTCTATCAAAGTTACGAATAACCTTATCATTGGCATTAGGACTGAAGGAGAGGACATCTTCTCCAACCGTGTCAAATCTAAATCTCTCGTATTTGAAATCAACGTCGATCTTCATGATATCAGCAGGACCATTGTTGAGAGTCATTGCTGAGATATCAAATGGGAATGCACCATACATCTGCCATACAGCAGTAGATCTATTCATTCTCTGCTCAAAATTAACATTTTTACCATTAAAGTTAGTAGCACCTCGGTAAACAATGTTGGCAGCATTCTCCCATTTCAGGATCTGAATGTCTGCGGTGTACTCATCATAGAATGTAACTCTATTTTCAGCATCATTTGTAGTCAGATTCATCCATTTCTCAAAAAATTGACGATGATACATGTCCTTTGTCATGATGAAGGACATTCTAACTTCTTGCTTCTGCTGACCATATGCATAATCATATGGTTGACCAACCATCTTGACTGATTGGGTCTTAATTCTTCTAGCAGGGAGAGTTACACTATCAGCGAAATAGTTGATTGTTTCGTAATGCTCTCTATAGTTAGGATTCCATCCCTTAGCATATAGCATGGGAGGAAGAGTGATCTCCACCGAGAATAGATTCGACTTCGCAATATCCTTCTCGCCACTCGCTACGAGATCGGCAAAACGTGTAAAACTATTTGGATTTCTGTATCCCATTAAACTCTGCTCCAGATGTGACTGCTAGGGACTTCAATCCATCTACCTGCTGCATTAAATAAGAATTGCTCAATAGGCAATGGTGTCATATCCTGCAGATCGATCGGCTTAACAGTATAGATGTTAGTGGCGTTTGACATAAAGTATTTATGATGGCAACGGGCAGGATACGCGGGACTACCCATAGACCACTGTGCAGCGATTGTTTTCCTTGCCGATGGTTGTAGATAATGCAAGTTACCACCTGAGAATTGCATGTTTGGATCATCCTTGTCGGATATCTTCACCATGGGGAATCTATCGTAAAACTGGAGTTTCTCAGTTGCTGCAGAGTACGCAAAGAAGATGATATCACCAACCTCAAAAGTGCCTTCATATGGCTCTAGACCATACTGCAGTTGACTACGATACCACTCTTTTGATTGTTTCTTACCCTCGGCAAGATCTTTGACATCCGTGAAGATGCTCATACGTTTAACTCTTTTTCTGTAAGAATGAGAAATTCCATATTACGGTCTTTACAGTATTCTCTCGCTGCCTTCCACTTTGCTTGATTGACACCGAAAGTCTTCACCTCAGTTATGTACTTTTTAGTCTGCCTTTTTGGGCGTTTAGGGGGCGCACACTGTATCTTCGGTTTAACCTCAATAATGAGCTTCGTAGTCCCTCCGCTCCTGGTTCGTGCTCTGACGTAGAAATCGGGGAAATAGCGATGAATCCGACCGTCAACAGGACTGATGTATGGAATAACGATTTCTTCACTGCCCCACTCCAATACGTTTACATTCTTGTCGCACCAGACCATAAACTTTCTTTCCCACAAACTTCTATAAATAATATTTGTGGGATCACCCTTATACTTATGTCTATTTGATGGTCTGAATTTGCCAGAGTAACTCATGTCAGAATTGTTAGTATTCCCAAGGGTCAAACCCCTTGGATCATCAAGTAGTAGTAGACGGTCTGTGAGGAAAGATGCAACTTTCCCAACGGAAGTGATCGACTACCTTAAAATTGATATTTATAAACACAAGACGGGAAGAGGGCAAAAATCAGATTATGGATCTGGTGAAGGATATCAGACATTGTACCTTTATCTTCCCCCTGGACTGAATGAGAAGTATACAGCAAAGTATGAAGGTAAAAACCTTGGTGCTGTTGGTGCCGCAGTCATAGATGCTGCTGGCGATGCTCTAGGAAGTGGTCAAGCTATTGGCGATAATATCGCGAAAGCAGCAGATGCAGCGAAACCCGCACTTGGATTCAAGGTGGGATCTGAGGCAATCAACACGTTGGTTGGTCAGGTGTCACCTTATGGTTTCAATGTTGATTCTAACGATCTTGCACAATTAACGCAAGGTCAAGTATTCAACCCATATGAAGAGATGCTATTCAAAGGTGTCTCATTCATCAATCATAGTTTCAAGTTTACTATGATACCCAAAAGTGCTAGTGATGTGGAGGTAATCTACAAGATTATCAATACACTCAGAGCATCGATGCATCCTACTAAATCTGCAGATAACAACTGGTTGAATATCCCCGACAAGTTTAGAGCTGAAATTGTCAGATATATCTCCAAAGATGATGAAGAGGAGTTGGGTGAGGGTGAAGCAGCAGGTGGATACATGAATTCACTCCTGAGATTCCCCAATACTATGGTGTTGCAAGACATGAGCATCGACTTCGGTGATTCTACTGCAATTCGCAGTCAGATTCCTGGTTCGGAAAATGCGGACTTTGGTTTTGCAGTATATAACATGACATTATCCTTCCAAGAAATCAAATACCGCACACGCGAAGACTTTGAATAATGGCAAATTATTTTTCATACTTACCAGACGTATTCGTCAGGACAAAGAGTTATCGCACAGGGACTAACGATCCCTATGTTTTAGCGAAGAATCTCTTTCGTCGTATCAAAATTAGAGACGATCTGAGTGATGTTATTCTTGGATTTGAAAAATATACCATCCAGAATAACGAAAGACCCGATCAGGTCGCTCAAAAGGTCTATGGTAATGTTAACTATGACTGGGTAGTCTTGCTGGTCAACAACATCATCAATGTATATGATGAATGGCCAATGACAGAGCAAGAGCTCTATAACTACATGGTGCGTAAGTATGGAAAGGATGAGGTTGAAGGCATCCATCACTGGGTAACGCAAGAAGTTAGAAGTACCAGGGGTGATATTCAACTAAGAGATGGTATCCAAGTCCCTGAAGACTTTCAATATGCAAGACCTGATGGCACAATGGTCCCTAAAGCGGAATTGGTTAAACCCATGTCTAACTACGACTATGAATCTGGTCTAAATGACTATAAGAGAGGCATTCACGTCTTAAAACCTCAATTCTTGAATTCTTTCATTGAGGAGTTTGAGGATTTGGTTGAATATCTACCTTCTAACGAAGTTGATCCTCTTACAGGTCTCAAGAAGAGCGTCGATACAGTGGAAGAGGCATTTACTAGCGTTAAACCCACATATCAGACTCTGGTGGGTCAAACACCCTCTATCCAATTTGCTGCTACAGCAGAATACACCTCAAGAAGTTTCGGATCCTCCGATCCTACTATTTCTCAAGGTGATGTGCTTGCTGATGGTAGCACGGTTGCAGTCACGTCAGGCAGCACTACCGCCACTACTGAAACCGCTGGCACTACCACTAGCACAGAGACTAACCAATATGGATCCGCTGGATCTTCTAGTGGTCAGACCTCAGGCGGTGGCACGTCCAGCGGCGGGTCTTATGGTGGTGGAGGAGGATACTAAATCAGTCCTCTCTCTTTTGCTAGATGTAGCAATTCTTTCAAATTACCCACATGTTGCGCTCCTAGCGCGATTTGTGGGTATTCTGCTTCTGGTCCGAATTCGTCTTCAAACGCTCTTTGGTCAAAATGCTGATTTAGGCGATATTCGAGAAATTCGCCTTCTAGTGATTTGAGCAGTTGTGCTGCTCTTTCACATTCTTGTGATCCGTTGCTATAAATTACTGCTGTTTGTGGAATCATTTCTTCTCTGAATGATTGTACTCGATAACAAACTTTTCATGCTCTGTGGTCCTATCGACCACAGTATAATGTCTTACTTCACTGCCAAGCAATTCTGCTGCCTTCTCTAGAAGGTTTTTGGCGATATTCATATTAGTTACGTTGTTGCCACTCATCAATTTCTTCTTGCGTAGGGACACTGATTCGGAAGGCAAGACCCTCCTCTTCAAATTCTTTATTCATCTCCTCGTATGTTTCGGGAGTGATCTTAATCACGTTGTCGCCAGTCATCTGGTTTGTCCCTCCTAAACCAATCGTTAATATCTTCAGCACCGTCAAATGTAGTCCTATGATTGGATGGATCAGGGTCT